CAAGATTCAACCCTTTAATAGAGTTGTCCATATTTCCACCACGAGTTACAATCCAGACTCCTTGAGCTGGTTGGCCATTCTTCTGTAGTGGCATCTCTTCCCAGAAAAAGTTGTTATCTATTTCTAGATCAGCAACTTGCTCAGTCTCCATCTCATAAATTAGCGCGGCGGCTATCATATAATATCTCCAAAGTATTTCTTCAAATAATCACCAGTCATTATAAAGTCTTTTGCACGCTCCATGTAGTGTTTGCCCTGAATCGTAACAGAGTGGTTTCTGCCGGCCTTACCGCCAAATTCCTGAATTGCAGCATATCTTATGGCTTTGCCTCCAAATATGCCACCAGCAATCACGTCTAGAGAATTAACACTGTTCTCTTGTACCCTGATAGAGTTACGCAAAGCCCCAGTCTTATAGGGAGCGTTCCTTCTAGCTTGATTAGCAATGTCATAGCCCATCCGGAATAATCCATTTACGGCCTTCTTGTTCATCAAGTTAATCGCTGGCTCGTTCCACTTAAGCGTGATTTTGACATTGTGGGACATAGTTGCTAGCCTCTGTTTCTCGAATCTTCAATTCAATATGCTCTACTACGCCAGTTTCTTGATTCTTACCAATTCCTGCGTCAATAATTGCATAGTAAGCATCTTCTTCTTCGTTATACAGCATATAATCGCTTGTAAGGGCCTTTGAGCTTGTGACTGGCATCTGTTCCGGTCTAGCATACAAAAGCGTGTCAGAGAGCATTGTCTGTGCGTTAGGAGCGTTATCTATTTGGGTATTACTACCTTCATCTATAATCACGTCCACATATCTCAGCGGGTTAAACACATTCCCGGTCATAGTTCCCTGTGCGAACTGGCCTATTACCCAGACTTTAGAAACTATTGCATTTGGGAAACACTCAAAAACCGTAGGGATAACCACAGCAACACCTCTTGCTTTTTTCTACCGCAAAGCCTAGCTTACATTGAGAGTATTTCTCGATAATATCGCCATATTGCTGGCTAATCTGAGAGAAGGCATTGGCGGCACTACTTGACTTGAATTTTATTGTAAAGTTTCTGACACTCTTGGAATCAATCGTGTCATCATCGCCTTGGTGCTTGAATACTCCAGCCATAAAATTAGCTAGAAGCATTGCTAGATCGCGGTTAGTTTCGTCTAGCTCAGGGAAAGCCTCAAGGCAGAGGAATGACGCAAGTCTCATCTCTGCAATAGAAACCAGAGCAGTCCATTCTGTGTCTGTATATTGACTTACGGTCTGTCCAGTGTATAGCTTGTAATCATCCTGCGTCATTCTTAATTCTCCCTAATTATTCAGATGCACCACCTAAGGTAATAGCAACTGCAGATTTGTACTCAGCTAGAGAACCAGCACGTGGGGTTTCATCCAAGAGGATGTCGGTGTTGGTAGAAGTGTCGAACTCAGTACGTACACGGATTTGCTGTTCGCCAATCATCTTGTAGGCGTTGTCTACGATGAGGTAAGCGTCAGCGTCAGCATTTTCCATCCAAGCTGGAGTGTAAACACGAGTTACACCCAAGAGGTCTTCGATGCTGGAACCTGGGGTTACTAGATAACCGTTGGAGGTCTTCTCGGTCAACATAGAAGTAATGACGGAAGATTTAGCAACGATAAACTGGCGTCCTTCAGTTTTGATTTTGCCACGAGCTGTGACAGTACCATCATAAAGGTTGCCAGAAACAGCAACAGCGTCAGCGACATAAGTACCAAAGCCGGATTGTGCCTGAGTATCTGCAGCAACGCTGTAAAGGCCACGAGTGCCATCGAAGATACGTAGGTCTGGGTCAGTACCAGAAGGAGCTGTACGGCCATCACCGATGATAGCACCACGCTCAAGTTCAACGATAATAGCGTTGACGAGTTCACGAGAGCGGAAATCAATCAGCCATGGGTTCTCATAAAGCTCAGTTGCGTCTAGGTCAAGGCGCTTGTAAACCATCTTGACGAGTAAGTCACGAGTGGTGTCAACAAGAGATTGGTTGACTTTGGTGTCACCCTTCTTGTGGCCTTGTGCACGGCCTTGTGCCTCAGTAGCGGCAGAAAGCATATTTGCACGGAAGCTTTTTGCGGAAATAAATGCAAAGTGAGAGATGATACCATCAGATTTCTCAAGAGCATCTGCAAAATACTGTTCAACTGGTGCTGGATTTGGAAGTCCAGTAATACCATCCATGTTCATGTGCTTTTCACACTCAGCACGCCACATAGAATCAAAGGTAGCACCAAGTCTGCCAGCTTTCTTCAAAGTGTCAGCAAAGGCTTTGTGGCCTTCTGCACCGTGTAGCCAGTCAGCAGTTTTAACAGCGGTTTCTTGTTTAACAACTTTGTCACGAATGACAATAACTGGGGAGCGAAGAGTATCTTTCTTTTCCTCAGCTTCTGCTTTTTCCTCTTCGTCACGAGCGGTTGGCTCAGTTTCAGATTCAGGGACATCAGCAGTAAAGCGATCAGCTACATCGTTGAGTTCGCGCTTGATTGCGGCGCTCTCATCTGGAGTTAGCTCATCTTTTTTGACAATATCTGCCATTTCTAATTCTCCTTTATTAATTTGTTCACCATCACCTTCTTCAGCGCTCCCTTGAGCCTTTGCTTCAGCAGGTTTATGGTCAATAGTCATTGCCCGTGGGTCATTGCCAGTATCTACCATAGAGATTTCACGGAGAATCCCTACAAAGCCATCAATACTTTCGCCAGCGCCATAATAGCCATCTTCATACCATTCCGTACCGATAGAATAGCTTGCATTATCAGAGATAGCCCAAGCGTGGTCTGCTTGGTCATCATCATTAGCAAAGTAAACTCTTGCATAAAGCTGGCCATCATTTGTCCATACTTTTGCATCACCGATAATATCGTTTACTTCTACTACACGTTCACCGGATACAGGGTCCCAGTGGCCATGATTAGTAGCAAGATTAACCTTGTACTTCTCGGTCTGTTTATCTGGATTGGTATTAAGGTCATTTACGTTAATCAAACGACCATTTCGGCCCATCACGTAAAGATTGGCAATATCTCTACTCTCCCCGGATTCCATTTCTTTACCGGAGTTAGCAAGAATATTCCGGAATCTCCTTTGTGATTCGGCCTTTGCGTCCGTCTTTTCGACACTTGCGCTGAAATCGAAAGTTTTCATATTCGCATTAAAAAAATGAGCAAGGGGGAATGTCAAATACTTGCTCAGTAGTGTCTAGAAGTCCCAGCGCTTGACTTTCATATCGTCTATGGCATAACGTAGCGCATCCATTAGGTGGTCATTTCCGTCCTCTGGCTCATAGATAATCTCTCCAGTAGATTTCTTAGTACGCCAACCATAGGTTAGAAACTCACGCTCTAAATCTTTGCCTACATACCAAATTTTGTACTCTTTAACGCGATCTATGCCACGTATTACTGAGCCTTTGTCCTTATTAGCCCCTACAATGCGATATCCAGCGTTCTTGATGTCAGATATAATCTCTGGCCTAGCAGAATCAGCCACAATCAGCACATTAGGGTCAATATTGTGTACTTTCAGGAGTTCAGGATACTTAGAAGCCATGATGCCCTTCTCGTAGATAAGCTGAACTATTCCTATTTCCATTTCTCCTATCTGATAAATAGCCACCATAGCTGTTTCATCACCAAAACCGAAGTCTAAGCCATAGCGTATGAGTTTACCGTACTTTTTAATCCACTCAAAAGAACACTCAATCCAACCCTCATAGATATTGCCTTCAAGTGAGCCAACTTCTCCAAGCCCATAAACTTTCCACCAATTAGAAGTACCATCTCCACGGCGTAACTCTAGAGCATTTACGATCTTCGGGTCTAACGCTTCATTGTCTAGGTAATTTAGCTTAATAAATGATACGTCTGGGCGTTTTAGCAGTTCCTTATGCACCCAGAACTCATTTACTGGGTTAAAGTCTAGCCAGATACGTTCTTTGGTACGGATTTCCATCTGGGTAAAGTCTTCGTACTTAATACGGTTGGCCTCATTCACAAATAGATAATCACGCCTAGCACCAAGTGCATCCTCTGCATCGCAGGAATAGAACTCTATGATTGAACCTGAGCATAGATTAGTATAAGTATGCGTCGTCTCCATCACAGAGTAATATCTCTGCCTTCCAGTGCCTTTGAGGATGTTCAGAAAGTCCCTCAT